CAAGTACCGCGAGAACCAGTCACAGGCTGCGGCGATGTTCGAGAAGCGCAAGCGTGACATGTTGGCCAAGCCCATCGAGGGTTCGGACACGCCGTTCATCGAGCCCGGTGACGAGAACAGCAAGTTTTACAACCGGCCGGACGTCCCACCTATTCCCCACCCGGCCGAGGTCCTGGAGCGTCTGCAGAAGGAGTTCCCAGACAAGTCAATCGAGGACCTGGTCAAGATGGCCGATGCCGAGGTGGCCGCGGAGATTGCGAAGCGCGAGGCGGAGAACAAGCCCAAGATCGAGTTTGTGGACGCAGATGGCAACACCGTCCCCCAGTAAATTAATGTCCCTCTAAAGTAAATAGATGGCGGTGATTTTCACCGTGATCGCCCTCCTAATAGTCCTTTGGCTCCTTGCAAAGGCCTATGAGGTCCTTCCCAAGTTAAAGGTGCCCTCGTGGGAATCGACCGAGGCGCGCCCACCCTTTTACGATGCAGAATTCTTAAAGGAAACGGACAGTCAGCGCCGCGAGGGTGCGTGGGTCGGGTTCCTTCAAGAGGATGTTTTTGCCAAGAAAACTGGCCCTCTGGGAGATTTTGTAGGCAATGATTCAACGAGCGGTCAGGCGATCCTGTATGCCATCACGGCCTAGGCACCCTTGCCTGCCTGCACGACGATAGGCCGCATGGACACGATAAGGACACCTATGACGATTCCGATTGCGAGGACCGCCACGGGGTTCTGAATGAGCTCCTCGAACCGGCTACTTTTTTGCGGAGCGTACTGGAGCCACGGTGGGGCGCTTTCCTCGGGGTTTGGGCTTGGCGCTCTCTCCATCGGATCCATTGTCATCATCGTCACTCTCGCTTTTATCTTCCACAATAAAGTCGTCCATCTCCGAGTCCGCCTCCTCGTCATCGAGCTCAGAATCACTGTACTCGATGCCCGACTCTACATCAGACTCGTCATCATCGTACTCGTCACTCGCATAGTCATCCTCGACCTTCTCAACGGGCTCGTAACGCACAGGGGGCTTCGTGACGCGCCCGGAGCGCGTGCGCGGGGCCGGGATCTCAGTCACTTCGCGACTGGTCTCACTGACCGTGAGATCTGGGGTCTGGGAATCCTGACCCGACGGGGGCTCCGGTACGGTGGTCATCTATTGATTGCAAGGGGATTGTATCGTTTAAGTACTTTGGTCTAAACTGAACTCCGCGCGCCTGTGCAACCTGATTTGCGATCGTTTCACCCTCCAGGCCAAGCCGATCAGAAATCTCATTCACAGACTCTGTATAGTTGGTATTCATCAATCCGAGGTTGCGCAGGTGCTCTATGGCGCCGTAGAGGTGCCTGGCGCGTTCAGGGTTGGCGTCGAACGCACGGAGCTCAGTCAGGAAGGACTTCCATTCTTGAGGATCCAGACCCGAGTACGGGTGGGCCTCCAGTTCGAAACTCCTGAAACGACCCACTCCAGGTCGGGGGAAGAAGATCAACAATACCGTGACGAGAAGGACTAACCACACGAGGACCTTCATCCCTACTAATACTAGGTGGGAGAATATGTTCACGTCCAGAAAACTCGAGGCATTCTTCATCGAGGCACCTTTGTTGAATCGTGCACCCCCGTATGTGAAACCACACGTGATTTGACTTGTGCTCGGCTCGGACCCGCTCGCAGTACCTCGAGTCGGTCTCGACGCAGAGACCCTTGCCTCGCGTTTTGCGTACGCCCTTGACGTTGGCCGCGCCTTGGCCCTCGAGGTTCGCCCGTATAAACTCCTCGAGGCGCGAGTCGCTCAGATCGATGGCTCCAGGAGCCGAAGAAACCCGGCGCATCTTTTGGGGGCTCGTGACGGGCTGGCCGGTGACGCGGATGGCGAAGAGCCTGAGGGCTTCGAGGCTCGGCACGGGCGACAGGGCGGCCCCGTCTGGAACGGAGATCCACGGGACGTACGGCGCGCCCTCGGGTTTCTTGTGCGACCAGATGCTTCGGAGACCCGAGCCACCGTAGACGCTGGCGTCTATGATCTGGGCCCATTCACTCCCGTCACCGAGTTCGAGGAGGATACGCGTACGGAGACCGAGAGCCTCTTGCCGGGTCACGCACAGGTCGGGCCAGTGAAGGTGCAGGCCAGACTTGATCTCGTCCTTGACCTTGCGTGGGGGTGCGCGGGCCACGAGGCACCGACCCTGTCCTACGGCTGCATAGACACGGCGGCACAAATCGAGGGCGTCGGGATCCTCAAGGGCCCTCACCGCCTTGAAGTCAATATCAACGAAAAATTTGAAAATTTCAGTCTTTTGTTCGACGACGTAGAGTCTCTGGCCGCACGCAAGGTCGGCCAAGTACGCGCGGTAGAATTCATCGAGGTCCTTGTCGGTGACGTGGAGCTGGCCGCCGTCCATGAGGACGTGGGTCGGGGCGTCCGCCCCTCTGCGTGTCCACCTCTTGATGAACATAGTATATAAGAGGGTTTAGTCTCTAAGAGACGGTTCGCGAAGCGGACCAGATCACCACCCCCGGGAGTGCGTGCGGCTTCGCCGCCGGTCCTCAATCCCTTTCCGCTCCAAAAAAACTTTCGAAAAGGGACTGTATTAGTGGTTTGAATGGCTCCGGCTCCTCCGGGGCCTCGGGCTCTCCCGGGGCCTCGAGTATCTTTTCGATTTCGTGATGCATCTTCATGACGGTCATGGTACGGGCAAGCGTCTCGGGGTCGGATCCGTCTGCACGGAGTTCGGCGAGGCGCTTGGCAATGGCAATCTTTGACTGCGTCATTTCTATTTCTTTTGTACTTTTAAAATCGGGCTTAGGGGCGCAGGAAGAACGTCTGCTTCTCGGGGGTGGCCAGAACTTGATGGAATGCTGGATTTCTGATGACGTGGGTCCTGATCATCTCCCACAGGTCTCGGCGCCCGGAGATTCCGTCGAGTGTGTCAAATTCACACCCATCATTCTCGTCGTAATTTTTGCGGAACGGCACCTCGCGCCCCTCCATTTTGTATTTTTCTTCGTTAAAACGTTTCACGATGTGAGACTGTTCGCCTGGTGACATCGTCACGTCGAACACGTACACGTGGTACACGTTGTTGACGCCCTCGGCATCTCTAAAGGAAAAACTGAAATAGGAATAACTTCCCTTTTTCAGATTTATGATCCCACGGGTCTCCTCTTCGAGTTCTCTAATGGCACATCGAAGAGGGTTGAGAATTTCCCGTCGCCGGCATCCACCGGTGACGAAGGTCCATTCTTTGTACCGCCGATCATGAACGAGTAGAAATTTGGGGGGGCCGCCATCACAGTCCCTTGTCACTGGGACGGCTATGCTCTTGTGTCGCTCCATCGGATCCATGATCCGTCTCTACTATGTCCTGATCAAAATAATTCGCAAGGTTTCGCGTGCCCGGGTCGTAGCTAATCAAAAACACGAGGCCCAGAAGCAAGAGCCACGGCCAGAACTGACCCATCTGTTAGTAACCGAGAAACTAATTTGCATAAAGTACACTTGACATCCCCTTCTGGATGCGCAGCACGTTATAGTTCACGGCGTAGATGAAGGGCTGGGTCACGGCCGCCGTTGCCAGGCCACGCAGACCGTTCGCCAGGCCCACGGGGGTGATCAGGCGGTACGTGTCCAGGCGGGAGAAGTTGAGGGTGCCGGTCGGCTGCAGCTTGGAGGTGTCCAGGCAGTACGGGATGACCGCCACGTTGGCCAGGGCCGAGTTGTGCACGTAGCCGTATGCGGTGTGGTAGTACTGGGCAATGTCCACGTAGGCGGGCAGGTGGCGAGACTCGGAGACGTCCACGCCGTTGATCTGCACCTTGAGCTGCATGTTGGTGGCCACGGCCGAGCCCGCACCATTGGTGCCGTAGGCCAGGGCGTAGTTGTTGGACTGGAAGGCCAGGAACTTGACCGGGTGGGCCAGCGCCAGCTCCTGGACGGGCTGGGTGCCGATGGGAATGCGCTGCACCTGGGTGATCAGCATGTCGTGAGCATTCTTGGAGAAGAACTCGCGCTCAGCCTGGTCCAGGTACACGAAGTTGGCCCAGGCCGTGTACTGGATACCTGCGTAGGTGGGGCCGGCGGCGGCGGCAGTGGTGCCGGCCGTCAAGCCCCCGAGGTTGCTCGACCACGTGATACGCAGCTCCACATCGTGGTACTGCAGGGCCACGAGGGGCAGGGCCGCGGCCCAGTCCTTGCAGAAGAAGAACTTGAGGGGGAAAAAGGTGGCCTGAGCGTTCGTGGGGCTCTGGGCGCTCACGGCGTTGTTGTTCAGGTAGCGCTGGTTAAACGTCTGCGCGCCAGTCACGGGCTCGATGTCGGTCATGTACGGGAAATCCTGCGTGTCGATAACCTGGCCGCCGATCAGCAGCTCCACCTTGTCGATCACGTTCGACCAGTTCATGTTCACCACTGGAGCGGCGTTCGAGTCGCGCGCCATGAGGTACACGTAGCTGAGCAGGTCACCCTTCTTCTCGAAGCGGAGCGTCGAGATGGAGCCAGCGGTCGGCTGGCCCTGGATCAGCTGACGCTCGTTGGTCGCCGCGTAGTGGGTGTAGCGCTTGTAGTTCGAACGATAAAATGAAACTTCCGGCTTGCCCGACAGCCAAGTATCCTGGGCGCCAATCGAGACGAGCTGAACAATGCCTCCGCTCATTT